TAGAAACCCGTGGGGTGTTGTTAGAACAATGCCAGGTGCTAAGCCAGGTGATGGAATATTTATTGCTCAAGTACCAGATGTAACAAAAGGTCATTGGGCAGATATAGCTGCTATGTCAGATTTAAAACAAAGAGTATCTGCTGCTTCAGATGCACAACAAGGTGTACCGACAGCAGATGGAATTAGAACAGCAACAGAAATTGCTCGTCTTACTCAATTAGGTTCACAGCGTTTAGGAGTATTGGCAAGAATTATGTCGGCTACTACAGTTAGACCTATGGTTAGAATGATGGTTCAAAACTTACAAGATGCTGTTTCAATAGAGGGTTCATTAAAAGTTGATTTAGATAAAATGCCAGGTGAATTAGTTCAATCGGCAACAGACGGATATTTAGATTTCGATGTGACGACACTACAGGGTAATATAGACTATCTTGTTATTGATGGAACTTTACCAGTAGAGCCATCTAGAAATGCAGAAACCTGGATGAATATGCTTCAAGTAGTTTCTCAATCGGGACTACAAATGGAGTACAAAGCTGGTAAGATAGTAGAAGAAGCTATAAGAGCTATGGGAGTTCATGATGTTGAACAATTTAAAATTACAGCTGCAGAACAGCAACAAGGAATGACACCATCTCAAAAGATGGCTATGATGGAGGCACAGAAAGGCGTAACTACAGAAACCTTAAGCCAAGAGCAATTAATGAAAGAGGCTGATAAGGGTAATATAGTTCCGATGAGTCAGGCACAAGGACAAAGATAATGGTAGCAAAAAAATCAAATCAATTAGCTAAGAACTCAGGATTATCAGGGTTAGGTAAAGACTATATTAAGGCTTTGATTGACGAGAGATTAGAAGTACATAAGACAGAAGTAGATGCTAAAGTACAAAATGTTGAGGTGAAAAACGATAAAACTTCTTCGTCTTGTGGGTGTAATTGTAAGACGAATGTGGACGACTTAAAGTCAGAAATTGATATACTTAAGAGTAGATATAAAGAAGATGATAAATTTACTTTAACAAGAGCAAAATTAATTCAGTTTATGGAAACTAACAGATTAGAATAATGACGGTATTACCCACAACTCCCAAAACGGAACAAGTACAGTTTAGGTCAGCTAAAACAGGTGTTCATAATTTAGACACTTATTTAGAGGCTTGTGAACTAGGTACTTCAGGTAATTATAAAACCCTTCCTAATGTTATGGGAACGCTATTTGATAGCACTACGGGTTCCGTAATATCTACTGCTGTCCAATTTAGAGTTAAACCCAATGATGTAGAAAATACTCTACAGGCTAGATTTGGTAATTATACCAATGATGTCGATGGTTGGGCTGATATGAATCAGACCATTTTTAGACAAAAGGGTGCATATGCTACTAGTCAATCTTATAACAGATTAGACTTTGTCGAGGACGACAATAAGTACTGGGTATGTACAACTGCACATACAAGCTCTAGTGCAAATGTAGATCAAAGTAAATGGAATTTAGTATTTGACGGAGCTGCAGTTTTGGCTGAGATACAGACATTTAATCAACAAACTGCACCAAGACTGTCGGATTTAGAAAACGAAGTTTGGTTACAGTTGGGTATAGTATAGAAAAGAAGGAGTGATAAAACTATGTCAATGAGTACTTTAAAAGATGTTGTAGAGGCGATAAAAGTTCGTTCGAAAACAATCGCAGAAACAACAACGGGAACAATCGCAGGTTCGACTGCAAATGATATGGTCTATGCCGCTAAGGCAATAGAAGCCATAACAGGTGCCGATGCACTATTACAACTTTTTGATGAATCAAATGAACCTTCAAAAGTTTTTGATTATTCAACATCAACTAACGGTGTATGGACATTAACAATAGATGAAATTACAAAACCAGTTATTAAGTTTACTCAGGCTTCCACTCCAAGTCAAAGTGAACTTACTGTTGTAGTTCCTAACAGAGCTTTTTCAACTGTTATTAAAAACGAAACAACAAAAGATATTTATGTTCAGTACACTGGAGAAACTAACAACGCAAATAAAGCTAAAGTTCTACCTGATTACACTGCTTGGGTTTATGGTGACTATGTTGCTTCAGGAACAAATAAAGTTCAACACGTAGTAGATGTCGAGCAGATCACATCTGCTTTAACAACTGTTACGACTTCACAGGGTGACATGATTTACAATCAAGGAGCGCCTGTTGAAACTACTTATAGTATTGGTGTTAAGGTAACTACTATTGGTGGACAGAATTATTTCCAATTTAAACTACCAGATGGAATTAACAACGCATACGAAACTCATATAAACTTTAATATATATAGAGGTAAAACTTATAACTTCGATGTCTCTGACAATTCAATGACAGGGAAACTTCTTAAGTTTTCTACAACTAAAGACGGAACACACGGATCAGGAACAGAGCTTTTAGATATTGCTCCAACAGATAGCACAAACGATATTACTTACACAGGAACTGCTGGTCAGGCTAATTCTAAAGTAGCAATAGTTGTTCCTACAAACGCAACGGTAGATACTATCTACCCTTACGATGCAACATCTTCTGCAACTGGAGTTGGTGGTGAATCTCAATTTGATATTTACGCTTTAACTGGAGAAGCAAGATTACCTGCTGGTAATACTGGAACTGCGTTAATGATGAGATATGGTATTCCTAAATGGGAGTACGTTGGTAAGAGAGGTGGTTATACTTACAGACTTGGTAATTCTATTGATTGTAGAGTTGCTGACCCAGAAGCTCCAGGTTATCCTGGCACGGCTACTAATGGAAGAACTAGACAACACTTCTCTCTAATACCAGAAGTTACTGACAGTACTAATTTCCCACTACACGCTAATAAAGGTATTTATCCTACGGAGATGCCTTGTAGAGATCATAGAACTTGGAGAGGTGGTAGTGCCGTTGTTCAATACAATGACAATGCTTGGAAGCAAGCAATTTATTGGGGAAGCTCAACTAATTATTCAATGCCCGATCCTAGTAATAGCTGGAAAGCAACTTACAATCCTGCTCCTTATAGAGATCAAAACAAAGGTTATGACAATATTCAAAAGTCAGAACAAGTTGGTAATGTAATTCAAGCTAGTAGATGTTACGATAGTTCATATTTTTTAGATGACAAAGGTAAAATGTGGGCTGGAGGTTATAACAACAATAAACAATTAGGTGTTTCACACACAAGTGCTGAGTATAGAATGGTACCAGTACAATTCCCAGGTACGGCTGATAGAATTATCTATTACGCTCTTCCAGGGGGATCAGGTTCAAATATAACTCCGATGGCTTTAGATGCTTCAGGAAATGTTTGGTGTTGGGGTTACAATGCTCAAAACCAAGTTACTTCAAATTCAACAGCTACTCAAGGTATTCCAACACAGATAACTGGATTAGCAGGAAAAGATATAAAAGCTATTCAAGTAATTGATGCTTCAAACTCAACTTGCTATGCACTTTCAGGACCAGTTGATGGATATAAATTATATGCTTGGGGACGTAACAATGTTTACCAATGTGGTAACGGAACTACAAACAGTGTAGCTTCTAATTCACCAGTTCAACTAGAAGCAGGCTCTAACAAGAAAATTGTTAAGTTCGCTACTTCTGGTTCAGGTGATAACGGTGGTTGCATGATATTAAATGAAGATGGTAATTTATACTACTGTGGATATAATAACACAGGTCAAGCTGGAGATAATAATGCTTCAGGAAATAAAACAACTCCAACTTTAGTTAGTACTTTTAACTCATCAACAGCAGGTCTTAAAGTTTTAGATATGTGGCAAGGTGTGGGTTTACCACAAGGTTCTTGGTACGCTACTACAGATAATGGTGACTTCTACAAGTGGGGTCCAAACAACGAAGGTCAATCAGGTTGTGGAACTACTTCAGGTTCTCAAAACGTACCAGTTAAAGACGCTAATTTAACTTGGGTTTCAAAAGTTGTATCAGTATTATCTAATACAGGAACTTACTACGGTAGTACTTGGTGTATTTCTCATGACAACGAAGAGGATTGGCAAAACAAAGTAAATGGAACTATATATTCTTGGGGTTATGGAAACCACGATAAAGGAATATACGGTGTTGCTGCTACTATGGTAAATACTTCACCATACGCACTTCCAATGCCATACGGTTATCAAGGACAAGTTAGAGATATAGATACTCTAGGTTACAAACAAAGTACAACAGAAGAAGGTGGATATAGCGTTCTTATGATGGACGGTTCTTTATGGACTCAAGGTTATGGTAGTACTCACCAAATGGGTCAATCATGGGATAGTTACAACTACAATCTAACAAGAAAATCAGAAATAGGATAATATGTCAGATATAACAAACGAATTACATACAATTTATAAATACGACTGGACTGGTATGGAAGATTTTGATCCAGGTGATGACGATTTTGTTTTTCATGGTGGTTATGCCATGAATGGTTCTATATATATATTAGTACCTAAAAATAAAGAGAGCGATGTTGCAGATCAACCAGCAAAAGCATCACTAAGCAAAGTTACTGACTTAGATGAAATAGCAGCTATAGCTTGTAATATGGGCTTTGGTCAATATCCAGCTCACCCTGTAGACGAAAAGATTGCTATTTTAAAAACTTT